CGTCGGCGTCTACGTCGGGGGAGGAATCTGTGTTGAGGCCAAGGGCGCGCGCTACGGCGTGGTGACTTCTCCGCTTGCTCACTGGGACCACTGGGGCGAGCTCAAGCAGGTGGATTACACAGACGCCGCCGCGCTGGAAGGCGCGATCGAGATTCCTGAGCGCGGGGACGGACAGGAGCCGGAGAGCAGCTGGCCCAAGGCCGTGGTCAACAACCCCGGAAAGTATCTCAACCTTCGGGCCAAGCCGGACAGCGCCAGCAACCGCCTGGCGCAGATGCCCAGAGGGGCCACCGTCGAGGTGCTTGCCCAGGAGCCGGACTGGTGGCAGGTCCGCTATGGCGGCCGCATCGGCTGGGCGTTCGCTCAGTACCTGAGCCTGATCGAGCCGGACGTGGAAGAGCCAGGCGACACAGAGCAGGAGATCCAGCTGGATCCTGCTCCGGATCCCGCCCCAGCTGCGCCCGCTGCGGATCCTCAGCTGATGGACTACATCGCCGAGCTCCGCGGGATCCGCGAGAGCATCGACCGAGTGATCCGGATGATGGGAGGCGGTCAGGCATGATCTGGGTGATCATCTGCGTTATTGTGGTAGCAGCAACCGAATGGTTGTTGTTAATAGGAAAGAACCGGCCAAGGTAAGGCAAGGAGGATATTCAAATGAGTGATGCATGGATTGCCGTGTTGTCAGCAGCGCTGACAGGTCTGTTGTCTCTCTGGGGGGTGTATGCTGCAAATCGTAAGTCATCCGCTGTCATGGCATACAGGATCGAACAGCTCGAGAAGAAAATGGATAAACATAATCAAGTTCTTGAGCGAACGTTCATCCTGGAAGGTCAGGTCACTGAGCTGCAGCATGATGTAAGGGATCTGAAAGGAGCGAGGAGTGCATGAAGTATGATTTCAAGCAGTGGATCAAGGCTGCCGGCGTTCGTGCTATTAAAACCGTGGCGCAGACTGCTGTTGCCACCGTAGGCACCAGCGCGGTGCTGTCCGAAGTCAACTGGGTGGCGGTCGTTTCCGCTTCCCTGCTGGCCGGTATCCTGTCCCTGCTGACCAGCGTGGCAGGGCTGCCGGAGTTGGATCAGCAGAAGTGAAAATCCCTGCCTACCAAACTGCCTACATAAAACCGTTGAAACCGACCTGAAACCGCCTTTTTTCGTCTCCCCAGGTGACCCAAAAAGCAAAGCGAAACCCCCGAAAACGCCATGTTTTCGGGGGTTTCCTTTGGTACGCCCGATGCGATTCGAACGCACGACCTTCAGAGTCGGAGAGGGATGGGCAATGGTGTTATTTTTGGTTGTGAGGACAGGGGAAAATGATGGACGGTGGGCGGGGCTGCCTACCGTTTTGCCTACATTGGCAAAACGTTCACAGGCTGCCTACCATTTGGGCGGCGTCGGCGGGATGGTTACTTCAGGAGAGCGTTCAGGTTGTCGACGGCGGCCTGGGCGCGGGAGGCGGTGGGATGGTCGTAGACGCGGAGGACCATCTTCTCGTCGGCGTGGCCGAGCCAGAGGATGGCCAGCTTCATATCGACGCCGGCGTCCCGCAGCATGGTGCAGTAAGAGTGGCGCAGGTCGTGGGGACGGATGTTCACCGTGCGGTACGGAGGGAGCTCTCCCCTGGCCTGGAGGGCCTGGTGTTCCTTGGTGCGTCCGTACCAGCGGCGGTCGTAGCCGCCGTTCAGGGAGCGCTCCAGGTCGTTGATCCAGGATTCCCAGGCGCGGCGGAAGGCGATCTCCGACATCATCTTCCCCTTGGCGGAGGTGGCCAGGAGGCCGTGATGGTCCTTCAGGGCGTCGGCCAGGACATCCAGCAGGGGGATCTCCCGGTATGCGTTCTCCGTCTTGGGCGGGGCGATCTCGCCCCGGTTCCCGTCGAAGCGGAGGGCTTCGCGGACGGTGATGATCCGGCGCTTGAAATCCACGTCCCGGTCGATGTCCAGGGCGAGGGCTTCGCCCCGGCGAAGGCCGGCGTAACGCATAGCCAGGACGGCCAGGCGCAGCGGAGACTGAACGGACAGGATCATCTGATCCTCTTCCTTTGTGAGGGCGCGGTGGGTGCCAACGGTACCCCGGTGCGGGCGGGCAGTTTCGGCCGTGAAGGGGTTGCGGTGGATCCAGCCGTCCTCCACGGCGGAGGCGAACATGGAGACATAGAGCATCCGGGCCCGGCGGATGGTGGAATCCGAATAGCCCTGATAATGGGCATAGACGGATTTGGCATCGGTCGGGGTGACTTCCTTCAGCGACATGGATCCCAGGGCGGAGGTCAGGGCGTCGAGCTGCTTGGCGTAATCATTATAGGTTTTCTTCGAGACGGAGGCCTTGTGGACGGAGATCCAGCGGGCGGCGTATTCCCCCACGCTGGGCCCGACGGCGAGCAGGCGGAGCTGGCCCGCCTTCTCCGCGTCTTTGTATGCCTTGCGGGCGTCCAGGGCTTCGTCCTCCGACCAGCCCATGAACCACTTGCCTTTATACCGGCAGGCATAGCGTCCGTCGGCGCGCTGCTTCAGGTGCTGTTTCTTCGCTCTTGGCATGGCGTCAGAACCCCAGGCCGGCCGGCGGACAGAGATAAACCGGGGAGCCTTCCACGACAAAGACATTGCCGTCTTCAAAGTAGACCTTGCCGATGAGGTTCGTTTCGTCGTAGATCACGGTTTCGTTCAGGATCAGGCCGTTGTTATCATATTGATCCTTAGCGACGCGCCAGAGTGTGACGCCGCTGATGCCTTCGGGCGTGGAGCGGATGGCATAGGCGCCGGCGGGGATGTCTTCCCCCACGATCCACACGCCGACCGGGATCTCGACCCGCTTCCATTCCGGGCGGCGGATCATTTCCATCTGGATGACGCGGTCGAGCAGGGCCAGCTGTTCGTAACTGTACTGCTTGATGTCGAGGTCTTCCGCAGTTGCGGGGATCACCAGAGCCAGGGCGATGATCAGGGCAAAGAGCTTTTTCATATTGATTTCTCTCCTTCTATTATTTATTCCGCCACGTCGGCAGCAAGTACAGATTCCCCGGGATAAACTTTTAAAGCCATTGCCATCTGCTGACGGATATACTCCTGGCCCTGTGATGATAGGGCACGGTAATCTCGCAGCAGGGCAGCTTCCGGGCCGGACAGACCGTCCGATCCGCTTTCCCCCATCAGCTCCGACACGGTACAGTTCAGCGTGGACGCGATCAACTGAACGGTATCGACGCTGGGGCTTTTTGTATTGTTTAGTATTCCACTAATGCCAGGTTGAGAGATCCCTGAGAGCTTAGCAAGGCGGTTCTGACTGAGGCCAAGCTCTTTCATTTTTTTACTAATGTTTTCCCCAATGTCAGACATAGAATCACCTTCAAGCTATAGAAATAACTATAATAATTTTACCATGAAATTATAGAAATAGCTATTGACAAAGTTATAAATTTGATTATAATTCTATATAACTTCGGTTATAAGGAGGTAACAATCTTGATCGCTCTTGATTATTACCTGAAGAAACGAAATCTCACACAAACGGAGCTGTCCAGGAAATCGAAGGTTCCGCAGCCAGTAATCAGCGACATCATCAATGGCAAGATCAAAAATCCCGGTGTTCTGACGCTGAAGCGGATCTGCAATGTCCTGGTCTGTACGATCGACGATCTGATCGTCGAGGATGAAAAAGGAGCCTGAAAAGCGCAACCGATTTCGTATTTGAAAGGGGAAGATACGATGTCAGAGCTGGCAAAAATGAAAATCCCAGGGCTGCCGAGAGTGCTGACCATTGATGAGGTGGGAGCACAAGACCATGGTTACGGCTGGGCCGAGTATAAGCGGGAAGATCCAGGAGACGACCTGAGACCGGCGGAAGAATTTCTGATGGAAACGGTGTGGCTGAGAAAGAACATGCTGCTGATTGACGCTTACGGAGCAATCAGCAGCGGCGCGCTATATCTCGACGAGAGTTATCAACGGGACTGGCGAATCTGGAACAGTTACCCAAGTGTGGAGCAGAGAGACGACACTCCCTGGAAGGAGGCACTGTCATGATCGTACCTGATCTGCTGGACAGTGAGGCAGTGGCGAAGCGGTACGGCGTCAGCCGGGACACGGCCATCAGCTACATGCGGAAGATGCGGCACACGGAGAACCCGCTGCGGGTGACGGTGCAGGACATGATCGCCTGGGACAACAGCCGGATGGTGGATCCGGAGGCGGAGGCGCTTGCCCGGAAGGGTCGGAAGACCCCGCGCTTCCAGTGGGAGCCGGAGCCCGAAGGCGGGTGGAAGATTCCACGCCGGAGGGCGTGAGGGATTAGGCATTAGGGATTAGGCATTAGGCCGGAAGGAGCAGACTATGTTCAAAAAGCTGATACAGAATCTCACATGGGATTATGAATTTATCTCCATGGGGCGCGAGATCCTGACCAAGGAAGAAATGGACATGATCGTCGCCGGCGACCGGACGAAGATCAAACACGCGGACAAGATCATGATCCCCGTCGGCGCGAACCTGACAGACGACGACCGGAAGGATCTCCGTGAGTGCGGGCTGATTGTGACCCACATCGACGAAATGTGCGAGTGGATCGACCAGCTTTCACGATCAGAAATCGTTTGATTTCTGATCGAGGTAGGAGGTAGGAGTTTAAATGAGCGATCCAAAGAGCAACGCTCCGGACCTTGGGCCGGAAGAACATCGGCATATCTGGGAATACAACCCCATTTACGATCTGTTCGTCTGCCGGGTGTGCATGGCGATGCGGTTTCCGCTGCCGGGCGAGGTTGAGATGCAGACGGCCGCTGAATTGAACATCCGGCACGACGGGGAGGAGAGCGACCTGTGAAGG